AGCCGTGGGGCCGCTGGCGCAGCCGTGGGGCCGCTGGCGCAGCCGTGGGGCCGCTGGCGCAGCCGTGGGGCCGCTGGCGCAGCCGTGGGGCCGCACCAAACGTAAACGTAGCGCCAGCCCGCCGACCGCTTCAACCAGGGAGGGGGGTGTCGCCGGAAACCTCGCCCGTTCCCAAAATTTTCAACCCGTCCGCGAACGGCGATTGCCCGCGGGGCGGGCGGCCGCGCAAGCCACGGGTGCGCCGACGCTGCGCGGCAAGTTCCAGAATTCCTGATTCCAACATCTCGTCGCGCAACTGCTCGATGCGCCGCTCGGTGATCCCGAACTGCGTGGCGATCTCGGCCGGCGCGTCCCCCGTGGCGAGCCGCAACGCGATGTCCCGGTCGCGGGCGTAGCGTTCCTCGTCGCCGAGCGGCAGCCACAGGTGTTGGTCGGCCTCGAAGTCGCGCACCAGGGCGCGCAGGGCCGGCATGCCGATCAGCTTCGCCAGGCAGTGCTCGGGCGTGACCCGGCTCGCGTGCGGGATGTAGAGCCACCCCCCGGCGTACCACGTCTTGAGCTTCACCACGGCGGTGTAGCCCACACTGGCGCCGAGGTCGTCGTAGATGCTGTTCTGCACAGGGGCCGATTGTCCCTCGTGTTGCGTTTAAACGCAACACACACCGGACTACACGGGAAATACTCCTGAGTCCGGCGTAGACCTAAGTACTTGATTTCATTACTCTTTTACACCCTATACTCCTATACTCCTAACCATACCTCACATTGCTATACGTGCACGCACACGCACGAGCAGTAATTAAATAGCGTTAAATAGCCCCACCGTGGCCGCCTGCGCCGCGCCGCCACGCAACTGAAAAGGGTGTGGAGTATCGTGTAAAAGGGCCGTTTTTGAAGCCAGTCCTTGCTCTCCGGCCACCCCCCACTTTCGTGTGGATTGGTGTGAAAGTGCCCCGTTATTTTTATGGGGGCAATTTTGAGGGCGCTATTTTTATGGGGGCAATTTTGAGGGCGCTATTGCTTTATTTATGGTAATTAGCGGTCAGCATCTCCCTTCTCCCCCTAGGGTTTTCCCCAATGGAATTGGTGGCGTTACGCTACGATACTAGCGTCAACGGGTCGCGCGGTGCGGCTCGAAGGAGACCCATGAGACCCCTTCTCGCCCTGGCGGTCCTCGCCACCGCAACCCCCGCCCACGCCGGCTACGCCTGTCGTGACCTGAGCGATCCCGAGGGCCGACGCTGGTTCCAATCCGAGCCGTGCGGCCCAGGCTACCGGCACGACCCGATCCCCGATGCGCCCCTCATTCGCGAGGCCCCCCGTTTCCCTGACGATCTCGGGGGCAGCGCCGGCAGCTCGTGGCAGGTGATCGGATTCGATGAACGGGGCCGCACGGTCGGCTACTGGGTGCCGCGGGGCACGGCCGTGCCGTTCGTGTCGACCGAGGCGCTGCGCGTCAACGGCGGCGGCGGCGGCCGTCCGCGGGTGGAGGGGCGGCGATGACCGCACGTGAATCCAGCGCCGTCGAGCGCGCCGTCTCCCGCTACCTGTCGGGAGGCCACACTATCGCCGCGGCGGCCGAGGCCGAATCGGTCTCGCGTTCCGCCGTGATCCGCGCGCTGCGCCGCCGCGGCGAGCCGCCCGGTGCGCCCGGCCGACCCCTCAAGCCAACTGCTGCGCGGCGACGTAAGCCTTAGCGATCTCGGCCGGCACGGTCAGCGCCAGCGACGGGTGGCCCTTGGCGACGTACAGCCGGGGCCGCCCGCCGCCATCGGGCAGCACGGGGTTGTTCACGCGGCCGTCAGGCAGCGCGGGGTGCCAGTCGTATCCAAGGGAGCGCATCATGTCCCTGCGTCGATTGAGCGGCACGCTGCGGCCCTTGCCGACGCGGTCGAGCAGCCGGTCGAGCGCCATGCTGCTGACCCACCCGCCGCGGAAACCCGACTCGGTGCCTTGCTCGATGACTTCAAGCACCTCTTGCTCTGCCGAGCCGAGGCTGTTGGCGATCGCCTGAGCCGTGCTCGACGTGACCGGGGCGCGCTGGCAGTCCTTGGCCGGGTTGAACTCGTCCGGGATGGCGAAGGTCTTCAGCAGGTGCGTCACGATCGCGTACCCGCCGCTCTTGAGCCAGTCGTACAGGCCAGTCATGTAGGCCTCGTCCATGCCGTCGCGCAGCAGGTCATCGGCCGACTGCTGGGCGCAGAACAGCATGCACAGGCGGCGGTCGTTGGCCGTTTTCTTGAGGGCGTTTTTGTGGTTCGAATTGAACTGAAAGTTGCCGCATATCTCGCGGCTGACTTGGTCGACGCCTTTGGCCTCTATTTCCAGACCGTCGCCCCCGGTAATCATCGGCTTCAACTCGTCGAGGATGTCCGAGTCGGCCCCCGTGTGGATGTCTTCCACGGCGAAGAAGATGTGCCCGAACAGCCAGGCGTTGAACTGCTTGGTGATCTTGCTCGCCTTGGGCCAGTACGTATAGCGCCGGCCGATCGCCTCGGCCACGCAACGCGACAACAGCGTCTTGCCGTTGCCCTCGCAGCCCTGCAGCACGACCGCCCATTGGCTTTTGCAGCCGGGGTACTGCACGATGAACGCGAGGTAGCTCAATTGGATCAGGCGATCGCGTTCGTCGGGCAGCAACTTCGCCAGGTGGCGCAGGAACGGCCCGGCGTCGCCCGGCGTGCACGGCACGTCGACCGGCCAGTAGATGTTGGCGCGGCGTCGGCCGGCGTCGGTCACGATCGCCCCGTAGGGCAGGTCGGGCCTGAAGCACGTTCCGTCGGCGTCGGGCGTCGTGTTGGCTTGCGACTCGGTGAACGCCTCCCACGCGTTGCGCGTGGTCTTCGTGGCGGTGCGGTCGAGCACGAATGTGTAACCCCCGAACCTGGCGCGGAATTGGTCCGCTTTCACCAACTGGCCGCCGGGGATCAGCACCCGGTGCGCGTCAAGGATGTAGATGCAGCCGGCGAATAGGCGCTTCTGTTCGTCCACGCCGAGGAACGTGTTGCCCTGCACGTCGACCAGCGGCGGCGGGCCGTTGCCGGCGGCCTGCGAGGCGGCCACGGCGACCGCCTCGACCGTCAGCGGCACGGCACTGGGGGCGTCCTGCAGCACGTCGCGCTGCATGCCGACTGCGCCGCGGATCGTGCGGTCGACGAGGTAGTCTGCCCGATCATCCCACTTCGGCCGCACGAGTGCCGACTGACGCATCAGGCGCTCGATACGGGCCACATCGCAGCCGGTCCAGAAGGCCAGGTGCTGCGCCAGCGCGGCGTCGGCACTGCTGCGGTCGTACGGCTCGGTGCTGCCGCTGTCGGGCGGGAAGGCGCGGCCGAGCGCACGTTCGTCGGCGTGCCACAGGTCCGCGAACGACGCGCGGTTGCCGAACGCACTGGCCGCCGACTTCGACATCAGCGCGCGCCGCAGGAGGTCGGCGTCGTCGGTCGGGCCGCGCCAGTCGGCGCGCGGGCCCTCGCCCTCGGGGGTGACCGTGGCGCGCTCGGCTCGCGGCGGGAAGAACGCCGCCACGACCGCGTCGATCGCCGCGCAGTCCTCGGCCATCGTGCCGACCCGCTGCGAGCCGAGCGCGATGAAACGCTTCGACGAATACAGCTCAATGTGGCGGTCGATGTCCTTCGAGGCGTGCGCGGGCATCGCCGAGCGCCGGCCCCACACGTGGAGGGCGCGGCCCGACTGCGAGACCTCGACCGCGGTGCCCGGCAATTGCTGGCAGAGAGCGAGCGCGAGTTCGGACCATCCGCTCGGGGTGGCGCAGTCGTCGATGTCCAGACACCAGAACGGGTCGGCGTCGGTCAGCACGAAACCCACGGTGTACGACGGGCCGCACAGCAGCGCGACGGCCGCAGCGGTGTCATAGTCGGTCCAGGCGGTCGGGTCGTGCGCGTCGCACACGGCGAGCGTGTCGTGGCGCACGGGCAGCTTGGTCGTCTTGCCGTTGGCGAGCGGTACGAGCTTGACGACGATGAACTGGCGATAGGCTGCCAGCGGCGCTAGGGGGCCGAGGGTCATGCCGCGGCCATGCGCTCGAAGTACGCCACGGCGATGCGGCGGTCGGCGATGTCGAGGTAGGCGGCGTCGCGTTCGATCCCCACGAACCGGAAGCCCTCGAGCACTGCCGCCTTGCCCGTGCTGCCCGAGCCCATGAACGGGTCGAGGATCAGGCCGCCCGCAGGCGTCACGAGACGGCAAAGGTAGCGCATGAGGTCGGTAGGTTTGACGGTCGGGTGCGTGTTGTCGGCGCCGCGATCGGACTTGCTCGCCTTGGAGCAGTAGAAGAACCGCGCCGCACTGCCGGTGTCGAGCCTGCGCGCACCCGGCTTCATCTTGAACCCGACGGCGCCCTCGTTGTCGCTGCCGGCGCTGGGCTCGCCGGTGCGCGCCCTTGGCCCGTACACGCGGCCCGTCTTGGCGCTCGCGGCGGTGTCGCTCGCGTCGGCCAGTTTCCCCGGCGCCTGCGGGAACGCCGCGAGCACTTCGTCGCTGCCGTCGTGGATCAGGTTTGCGGGCCAGCGGCCAACGTCACTGCCGCCCGACCCACCCGACCCACCCCCGTGATAGCCGATCGGGCCGTTGGGCCTCACGGTGCTCTCGGTCGTCGGCACCCGGCACCCGTCGATGTTCAGCGCCCCCGTGCCGTGCGCCAGCACGTTCGCCGCCACGGTGCCGATCAACGGCTTGCGCGCCACGCAGATCGGCTCCCATGCGGGTTTGAGCGCGGTGCCCCAGCCCTGCCATGCGGCAGCGGCGTCGGAGGCCGGCCGCGTCAGCGCGCGTTCGGCCCCGAGCGCTGCGTCGATCGCCTTCGACACGTCCAGCGATTTCGGGAAGCCTGAGCCGAACACCCAGCCTATTTGATCGCGGACCTCGAACCCGCCGTCCTCGATCGCGCACGCCAGGCGGTGATAGGTGCGCGTGCCGCCGAACGACAACACGTGGCCGCCCGGCTTGAGCACGCGCAGCACTTCCGCCCACGTCGCGGCGGCCGGCACGTCGTAATCCCACCGCTTGCCCATGAACGCCAGGCCGTAGGGCGGATCGGTCACGACGCTGTCGACGCTCGCCTCGGGCATCGCGCGCAGCACGTCCAAGCAATCGCCGTGGTGCAGGGCGAACAGCCCCCAGTCGCGATAGGCCGTCACGCGCGCACCATCCACTCGGCACACGCCGAGCGCAGCGCCGCGTCGGCGCGCCGCGCCGTCCGGTCGCCCGCCACCAGGCCTTCTGCAACGACGCGCACGACGCCCTGCCTGACGGCCTCGCGCATCACGGCGCGGCGCAGGGCGGCGATGGTGCCGAGGCGCACCTTGACCAGCGACGGCGACACGTCGGCGGCCTTGGCGATTGACTCGTGCGTCAACGAGTGCCAACCCTGCTTGCGGGCCAGGTCGAGGGCTGCGGCGAGTAGCGCGGCGGCGCGTTCTTTAGTTGATGTTTTCAAGGTACGCCCTTATGACTTGTTCGGCAACCTGCGGGACGATTGCATTGCCCGCGCCCCGCAAGACGCCCACTCTTCCGGATAGCCCTGCAGCCAAAGGCTGAACGCCGGGTTTAACTGGCCGGGCTTTTCCGTCGCGGCATTGGACCCACTCGACGGTTGACCAGGGGCCAGCGCGAATGCCTGCTCGCTCAGTGGCTTGCCGCGCGTCTGGTCCGCCCGCCCCGCCAGGAATTCGTCCGCGTTGTTGCCGTTCTGCGCCAGCGTGCCCGCCATCGGCGTCGGCCAGCCCGCGTATCGCGCCGCATCGGTCAGCGTCGTGCCACTGTGGCGACCGCTCGCCGTCGAGTAGCCCGCTGAGCCGCTGCTCGCCGCGTCCTGGCGCGTCGGTGTCGGCCACGATCCACAGCCGCTGTCGGATGTGCGGGGCGCCGACGCCCGCAGCGCACAGATCGACCGCCCCTGCGGCGTAGCCCGCGACTTCCAGGTCAGTGAGAACAAGGTCGAGCCAAGCGAGGCCGTCCTTGCTTGCAACTTGCTCGCCAAAGATGACGCCAGGGCGGCACTGCGAGATGAGCCAGTGCCAAGCGGGCCAAAGATGCCGCTCATCAGCAAACCCTGCGCCTTTGCCTGCCGCGCTGAAAGGTTGGCACGGACACGAGCCGGTCCACACGGGGCGATCGTCGGGCCAGCCGGCGAGGCGCAAGGCGTAGGGCCACCCACCGATACCGGCGAAGAAATGGCATTGAGTGAACTCGCGCAGGTCATCCGGGGCTACGTCCTCTATCGAGCGGGTATCCACGTAGCCGGGGGCGATGAGCCCGGCGTCCATCAACTCGTAGAGCCACGGCGCCAGCTTCGGGTCGAATTCATTGTAGTAGACCATTGCGTTTTAACGCAATAGTCCAGGCACGACGAAGCGGCCTACGACCTTGACCTGCGACACCCCGTGCAGCAGGATCGCGGCGACCGAGTGGTCCGTCCGGGGTGACAACCCCGTGGCCTCCAAGACGACCGCATCGCCGCGTTGGCACATGGCCGCCAGGCGCCTCGATCGGATGAACGCCTCGGGCTCTTTGCCGAGCTTCACGCGTGCCTCGACCGGCCAGCCCACGGTGGCGACGCGGAAGATCAGCGCCGCCTCGCCCGACAGCGTCGTGCGCGACTCGGGCGGGTCGGTGAGGGTTGATTCGATGCGGATGTTCATGCGTGCCTCCAACCGCGAAGTTTCGCCACAGCGACCGCCGCCTGCAGTAAGCACAGCGTCGTGTCTCGCGTACCTGCCGGTGCGGCCGACCAGTGCGCTAGCGCGGCGTCGAGCGTGAACCATCGGCACCCGGCGCCGATGTACGCAACGCCGTCAACCTGCGCGACGCACTTGCGGTATCCGTCGGCCGAGCCGAGGTCGACGGCGTCGGACGAGTTCGGGCCGATGCTGGCCTCGTCGCCGATGCTGGCCCTGTCGCCGATGCTGGCCCAGTCGCCGATGCTGGCCTCGTCGCCGATGCGGGCCCCGTCGCCGATGCTGGCCCAGTCGCCGATGCTGGCCCAGTCGCCGATGCTGGCCCCGTCGCCGATGCGGGCCCTGTCGCCGAGGATGGCCCGCGCGCCTTCTGCAATCCACGCGAGGCCGGCCGGCGCGATCTTCCAACCACCTTCGTCAACGGCCCAGTCTTTCGTCGCTTCGTCTAGTGAGATCATCCACGCTCCAATGAGTAGTCGAAACCCTTGATCGTCAGCAGGTCGGCCTCGGGCCCGCAGGCCCCGCCGCGAGCCCTGGCTGCGTTGAAAGCGACCGGCTGGCCCCTGCCCTGCACCTCGGCCCGCTGACACGCGCCAGCGACCCCGTGATCGCAGCGACGGCACGCCCGGTGCGCGTCGAACGTCGGCCACACCTCGGCGGCGGTCATCTCCCGCACCCCAGGAACCACAGAGCGAGCAGGAACGCGACGCCAAGCCACAGCGGTTGCGCGGCGACGTAGCGGCGCGTCCACTCGTCGGGTCCGCCTTCGAGCCAGGTCATAGAGTCCCTTCCGCAGTAGCGAACGCTGCGTCGCCGCCCAACGTGTTGACCAACGTCGCCCAGTTCAATTGCGCGACCTCGCGATCCGTGCCGCGGTACGTCCAGCCGGCCGCCTTGACCTCGCGCGACACGAACTGCCCGATCACGGTGCCGACGTGGCGCTGCTCGACTTTCACGGGGCGCAGCCCGATCAGGTCGGCCGACTTGATGACGCGGTTGACGCTCGCCGAGTCGTTCGCCAGGCCCCACCGGATGTAATCCCCCGTGTCGCTGTACCCGGCGCCCACGTTGTTGCGCCACAGGCGCCCGCCCTTGCGCGACGCTTCGAGCCGCACCTGCGACTGCACCGCGGCTTCCGAGCGGCCCGCCTCGGCGCCTGGCGTGCCGTCGAGTCCGAACGCACGAGTCTGCAGATCGGCCATCGCGGCGGGCGGCACGCCCCACTTCGCGGCCCAGTCGGCGAAGATCACAGGTCGTCCTCCCGCACCGCGAAGTACAGCAGGCAAAGCGTGGCGAACGACCACAACGCGCCCGCCACGTTGAACGGCCCGCCCATCATCAAAGTGTCGATGACGTTCAGGATGATCGCCGTGAAGGTGAAGGTGAACGCAACTTGGAAGACTCTCATGCGAGCACCCACGCGCAGACCGCGATCAGCGCCAGCCAGTAAGCGAACCAGAACTTCCCGGCGGGGGTAAGGCGCCGCTTCATCGCGCGGGCTCCCACACCCGCTCGAACGTGACGCGCAGCCCGTACTGCCGCATGACACTGATCGCGGTGTAGACCCAGCCCATCCACCAGTTTTCCGTCGCGGTGAACGTCGCGCCGACCAGCGGCAGGATCGCGAAGTTCGCGACGAAGTTGATCGTGAACCCGACGACGAGGTTGGCCCACGCTTCGACGATCGCGCGCCTCGGGCTGCGGCCCGCGTTGTAGCGATGCCACGTGAACGCGAGCACGAACGCCATCGACAGCGCGCCGAGTCCGGTCAGGGCGCTCACAGTTCGTCCTCCAACGTGTAGTGGCGCGGCGACTTGTCCGCGTGCTTGTCGAGCGTGGCGGCGGCCCGCTCGTTCAACGCCGCGTAGAACGGGGCAGCGCGCGGCGGTCGGTCGTCCTCGACCTTGCCCTGCAGCATCGCGTCGCGCAGCACCGCCAGCGACGCGATCGCCTTCGTGATGTGCGACATGCCCGAGTCCGGGTCGATGTCCTCGCCTTCCCACCACGCGATCAGGTGGCGCATCGTCGCGTCGTAGTAGACGCTGCTGCGCACGCCGACCGCGCGGTAGTTGTGCCGACCGTATTTGGCCGCCCCTTCGAGCATCGCAACGCCGAGTTCGGCGATCACGGGGCCCGACACCGTGGACAGGGGCGCCTTGCGCACGCCGACGATGTCCTTTGGGTTCGAGGGCTTCGACTCGCGCGGCGGCTCCAAGAGGCGGTACGCGAGGATGTCCCCGATGCCACCTGCGTGCATCCAGGTCAGGTCAGTCGCGTCCCCGACGACCTCATGCTCGAACTCGCCTTCCCGCAGCCCGCGGTAGCGTAGTTCCACCGGCGTGTTCTTCAGCACGGGGCAGTAGTCCCCGCCACTCCAATCTATCCATCGCGTCATGCATGCTCCACGGAATGACGGGCAAGCTCGGTGCTGACCCGTTCGGTTAACTCGGCGGCTTCCGCGGCTCCGAGCGATTGCGCGGTGAGGATGTCCACACCGAACTTGAAATAGAACCGCCGGTAGACCTCGGGGTCGGGGCGGCCCAGCGTGTTCTGCCAGCCGGCCCACAGCGCGATGGCGTCGCGCAGCGGCTTCTGGCCCTCCTGGCGCTCCCAGTGCACGCGGCGCAGGCGGTGCTCGGCGGGCGTGCCGACGAGGTTGTGGGGCACCTGCACGGCCGCGTCGATGCGTGCCTTCTCGCCGCGCAGGGCCGCGAGCGCGGCCTGGTCCAACTCGAGCAGGTCACCGTCGACGAACTCGGGGGCGTTGCGCGCGGCCGGCACGACGACCTGGCCGCAGAAGGGGCACGCCGAGTAGATGCGCTCGTAGACCGACAGGCACTCGGGGTTCAGGCACGTGCGCACCGGGATCGCATCGGCCGGGGCGCTGCGACTGCGGCGCTCGCGACGGTCCAGCGACCACTCGCGATACGCGTCAGGCAGACCGTGGCGCAGGACGTTGCCCACGTGGTCGATGATGATCGCGTGCGTCTTGCCGGGCAGGGGCCTGAGGGCGCGGCCGAATTGCTGCACGTAGCGGCCGTACGACTGAGTCGGCGCGGCCATCGACACGACTTCGATCGCCGGGAGGTCGAACCCTTCGTCAAAAAGCGACACGTTCACCAGTTGCAGCACTTCGCGGTTGCGGAACCGACGTAGCGCCGACGCGCGGAACTCCGGGTGCGACTCACCGGTCACGAGTTCGGCGGGCACCCCGGCGGCGCGGAACGCCGCGGCCGTCTCGGTGGCGCTCTCGATGTCGGTGTCGAACGTGATCCCGAGTTTGCCCGGCGCGATGCGCAGGTAGTGCGCGACCACGTCTCCGGTGATGTGCGACGCGCGCCGCGCGGCCTTCAACTTCGGCGGCGAGTAGTCGCCGCTTGCGGTCACCGCCACTGCCGACAAGTCGATGTCGCTCGGCGGGGCGAAGACGCGGTACTCCGTGAGGAAGTCACGCTCGATCAGTTCGCGCATCGTCGCGCCGACGACCATCGCATCCATGAGGCCGTCAGCGTGGCGGCCGAGCCCCCTCCCGTCCGCGCGTACCGGCGTGGCCGTCACGCCCAGCCCGCGAGCGTTGGGGAACATCGCGCAGGCGTCGCCCCATTTGTTGTCGACGAGAACGTGATGCGCCTCGTCCTGCACCCAAAGCGTGACCTGAGCGAACCACGGGTCGGCCTTGTCCATCCGCACGAGGGTGTCCACGCTGGCGACAGCGCAGCGAGCGCCCGGATCGACGTACAGCCGCTGCAACTCGTCCATGTGCAGTCGGGCGCACGTGCGGCCAAGCGTGGCCGGGCCGATGACGCGGTGCCGCACCCCCTCCCTGGCGAGCGCCAAGCTCATCTGCGAGACGAGTTCCGCACGGTGGGCGATGGCGACGCTGCTGCCTGGGTGATTGGCGATGGCGTAGGCAAACACCACGGTCTTGCCTGACCCGGTGGGCGAGACGGCGAGCACGTTGCGCGCCCCCGCGTGCCACTCGGCGACCACGTTGCGGAGCAGGTCGGATTGGTAGTCGCGCAGTTCATGGATCGTAATGCTACTTCGTTTCGCCGTAGCAGACATTTATTTTTTAGCGCAGTTGACGATTGCGTTATTTCACACTAGAGTCCGGCCCGCCGTCAACTTCTTTTCTTCGCATGAACGCAGTAACGCTTACCCTTACCTTCGCCTCGCTGGACGAACTGCACGAGTACCTGAACGGGGGCGTAGACCGCCAACTCAAGATCGACTTCAACGACCGCCCCGACGTGGGTGTGAGTGCCGCCGTCGCGGCGCCGTTCAACCCCTTCGCCCAGCAAGAGGTTGCCGCCGTGCCGGTCCCCCCGCCGCCTGCCCCCTCTATTGCGGTTGTCGCAGCGCCGCCGACTGCCCCCGCGGCACCGCCGGCTACTTCAGTGACGCCGCCGGCCGTTGGCGTTCCGCCTGCACCGCCGCCCGCGCCGGAGGCGGCTGTCCCCGCGGCGCCTGCCGCCCCTGCGAGCCCTGCCGGGATCGATGTTGACGCCGACGGTCTGCCGTGGGATGCACGCATCCACGCTGGCGGCCGGGCGCAGAACGCCGACGGTCGGTGGCGTCAGAAGCGCGGCCTGAACGACGCAGCCCTGAAGGCTCGGGTTGAGGCGGAACTGCGGCAAGCGATGGGAGCCCCGAGCGTGGCGTTGGGTGGTCCGAACGCCCCTTTCGTCCCGCCTGCGCCGATTGCTACGGAGACGCCGGCCATTCCCTCGCCGCCGGCTGCGCCTACGGCACCTGACACCTTCGCGTCGCTGGCCTCCCGCATGGGCCCGCACCTGATGTCGGGCAAGCTGACCTCGGCGGCGCTCGACAGCATCTGCGTGGAGTTCGGCCTGCCGTCGATGGCGCTGCTGCCGACGCGCCCCGACCTCGTCGGCCCGGTTGGTCAACGCATCGACGCGCTGCTGGCAGCATGACGGCCACCGACGACGCGGAGTTGGTCCGCACGGTGTTGCGCGAGGCGGGCGTGGCCGAGTCCAGCCTCACGATGCAGGCGCTGGCGCGCTTGGAGTGGGGTGCCGCGTGGAGCGAGGCCACGCCGCCCCGCCGCCCCGCCGCGCCGGCCGAGGCTCGCGCATCGTGACGCAGCACAGCATCATCCCGCCGTCGTCGGCCGCGCGGCGCATCCAGTGCCCCGCCTCGACGTTGCTCGAAGCGCAGTACCCCGAGACGGAAGCGACGCCCGAGGCCGCCGAGGGCGAGGCGTCGCACTGGGCCGCCGCCGAGATGCTGTCGGGGCGCCTCGTCGACGTAGGCCAGATCGCGCCGAACGGCGTGGTGCTGACGCAGGAGATGGTCGAGGGCGCAGACCTGTATTACGACGACGTGGTCAAGACCCTCAAGCCCCACGGCCTCGCGCCGCACCAGGGCAAGGTCGAGCAGCAGATCGCCATCCCGCGCGTGCACCCGCAGTCATTCGGCACGCCCGACTTCGCAATCTGGCCGCGATTCGGGTCGCTGTTGGTTTACGACTACAAGTTCGGCCACCGCTACGTCGAGGTCTACGAGAACCCGCAGTTGATCGAGTACGTGGCGGGCCTGCTGCACGACATGACGACGCAGGGCTACGACGACCGCAACATCGACGTGACCGTCAAGATCGTGCAGCCGCGCGCCTACCATCGCGACGGCCCGGTGCGCACGTGGAAGTTCAAAGCGAGCGACATCCGGCCGCACATCAACATCGCCAGCACCGCGGCGCACGAAGCGCTCGGCCCCGCGCCGCGCCAACGAGTCGGCCCCGAGTGCCGCGATTGCCGCGCTCGCCACGCGTGTGTGACGCTGCAGCGCGCGGCGATGCGCGAACTTGACGAGGCGGGCCGCGAGCAGCCGCTCGAACTGCCGCCCGCCGCGCTCGGGCTCGAACTGGCGATGCTGCGCGAGGGCGTCAAACGCCTCGAAGCGCGCGCCTCGGGCCTCGAAGAGCAGGCGCTCGCGCAGATCAAGCGCGGCGTGATGATCCCCGGTTGGTCGCTCGAACAAAGCGCCGGCCGCAAGCGCTGGGTCAAGCCGGCGGGAGAGGTCATCGCGCTGGGCCAACTGTTCGGGCTGGACCTGGCGAAGCCTGCCGAGGCGGTCACACCGGTACAGGCGGTTGCCAAGGGCCTGCTGCCGGAGTTGCTGACGACCCTGGCGGACGCACCGAAGGGTGCCGCCGTGCTGACGCGCGACGACGGCAGCAAGGCGCGCCACGTGTTCGGGAGGGTGTCGTGACCGTCATCCTCCAACGCCAATTGCGGGGCGACTGCGCGAAGTGGCGCACCGTCGGCCGCTTCCCGCTCGACTCGCTCGACGAAGTGATGCGCATCTCGGGGCATCTCGCCTCACTGCTCGAACCGCTCGCATGGCGCCTCGTGACCGCCGACCCCCAGCAGACAAAGCTGGCGTCGTGGTCCGAGGGCGCGGGGTGGGTACTAAAGGACTCCGATGTTTGAACTTGACGAACCCTCTTTGCTTACCGCCGGCTTGATCCTCACGAAACAGTGCCACGGCGCCGCACGCGCCGCTGGCTGGTGGCACGGCGCGGACGGCCTCGACCATCGCGAAGTCGCCCGCAAGCGGGACGGGCGTTTCGGCAAGGCACTCGTGGCCGAGAAACTGTGCCTCGTCCACAGTGAGGTCAGCGAGGCGATGGAGGGCCACCGCAAGGGCCTCATGGACGACAAGCTGCCGCACCGTCCGATGATCGAGGTCGAGCTTGCCGACGCCGTGATCCGCATCGCCGACCTCGCGGGGGCGCTGGGCCTCGACCTCGGCGGCGCGATCGCCGAGAAGATGGCATTCAACGCCGTCCGCCCGGACCACAAGCCTGAAGCGCGATTCGCGGCGGGCGGCAAGTCTTATTGACGTGAAGGTCAAGCCGAACTACGGGATTCTCGGCGGTGCGCGGCTGCCTACGCCGCTGCCAACGCCGACAAGATCAAAGCAGTCAAAGCGGCCCGCTACGCCGCCAACGCCGACGCAATACGTGCCGCTCAGGCGAGTTACCGCGCCGCCAACGCGGAGCAGATCAAAGCGCAGGACGCCGCCTACCGCGCCGCCAACGCCGACAAGATCAAAGCATGCCAAGCGGCCTACTACGCCGCCAACGCCGACAAGATCAAAGCATACCGAGCGCGCGCACGTCTCGCCGCGTTAAAAAGCAATTGACGACTTCGTTAAAACGCAATAGCATTCAACTTCCACTACCCGATTCAACATGACCACTCGCAAAGATATTCTGTTCCCGGTCGGCCGCGTCGTCCGCGGGTCGCTCTACAAGCCGCAGGAAAAGCTCGACAACCACGGTAGCCCGGTCCTCGTCAAGTCGGGACCGAACGCCGGCAAGCCCGTCATCAGCTACTACTTCGCCGTGGCGATCCCCAAGGTCGCCGGGCACACGCACTGGTCGCAAACCGAGTGGGGCGCGCAGGTCTGGACGGTCGGCCACACATGCCATCCCGGCCCCGCGCAAGGCCCTGCCTTCGCGTGGAAGATCACCGACGGCGACAGCACCGTGCCGAACCGCAAGGGCCGCAAGCCGGTCGACAACGAGGGCTACGCCGGTTGCTGGGTGCTGAACTTCGCGTCGAGCTTCGCCCCGCGCATCTACAACGCGGACGGCAGCCAGCAGATTCTCGACGCGGACGCCGTCAAGCTCGGCTACTACGTGCAGGTGTTCGGCTCGGTCGACGGCAACACGGGCGACACCCCTGGCATCTACCTGAACCACGGCATGGTCGCCCTGGCCGCCTACGGCCCCGAGATCACCGTCGGCCCGGACGCTGCCGCCGTCGGGTTCGGCAAGGGTGTCGCACTGCCGGCCGGCGCGTCCGCGTTGCCTGTTGGCGGCGCGTTCAACCCCGCCCCGCCGGTCGCTGTCGCCCCGCCGGTCGCTGTCGTCGCCGCCCCGCCGCCGGTCGTCGCCGTCACCCCGAACCCGGCCATCCTGATGCCGCCCCCGCCCGCCCCCGTCGCCGCGCCGCCCGCGCCGCCAGCCGGCCCGGTCATGACCGCCAAGGCCGCCGGCGTCACCTACGAGGCGATGAAAGCCGGCGGCTGGACGCACGAGGCGATGGTGCAGCACGGGTACGTCCTGGCGTGAACTGCGGGAAGTGCGGAGCATGGACTTCGGTGCTGGAAACCCGCAAGGCCGACCGCGGGTTCGCCCTGAGGCGGACTCGCGAGTGTGCCAACGGCCATCGGGTTGCGACGATCGAGATCCTGAGCACGGTCTACAGCGGCCTACCCCCGCAGCGGCGGCGGCGGTCCCTGACGACGATCGAGGCGAGGGTGATCCGTGCGAAGCGCGATGCGGAGATCGTCCGGGCGTGCAAGACGCGCACGCGGATCGACGTGGCGACGGAGTACGGGCTGTCGAGCGACCGGGTCTCTCAGATCGTCCGTGCCTCCTGCTCGGCCTCCCGAGCGGCTGCGACGTCGACTGCGAGAAAGGGCTTGTCAAATGTCGCCTGACGCGCGCCCCGACGTGAAGCTCACCCCCCGCCAGGCGCAGGGGCAAGCGCGCATGGTCGAGATGCTGGAAGTCGCCCGCGCGACCAAGGGCGACGCGTTCGGCGCCGTCGTCACCGCTGGCGTGCAGGCGCGGCTCGCGATGCGCCTGTTCGACGCCAGTCGGAACTTCGCCGCGCCGCAAGAGGAACGCAGCGCAATGGCTCACCAGATCATGGACTGCGTCCGTCAACTGGCGCGCGACCTGGCGCTACGGCCGGGCGAACTGGGCGAAGCGCTGAAGCACGCGCGTGTCGTGCACCGGGAGGCGTTCGAGCGATGACGCCGACGAAGCCCTGCAGCGCGTGCCGCCACCGGAAGCCGCGGCCCGAGTTTGACCGTCGGGCCGCGAGCCCCGACGGCTTGGCCTACAAGTGCAAACCTTGCGCAGCCGGGTACCGCGCGGCACGGGAAGGGGCGTACCGGGTTCTGCGCCGCGCGCACTACGAACGCCACCGGGAGCGAGAACTTGCAGCGGCGCTCGCCTACTACAGAGAGAACCGCGACGCCCAAAAGGCCAAGCACGCCGCTTGGGTTGAGCGCAATCGCGAATACTGCGCCGAGTACCGGCGCCGTTGCGCGGAAGACTACAACGCTAGAACCGCGAAGCGCCGTGCGGCACTGCTGCAGCGGACCCCCGCGTGGCTGACGAAGAAAGACTACGCGGCGATGCACGCGAAGTACGCGGCGGCTGTGAGACGGAGTCGGGAAACGGGGGTGCCGCATCACGTTGACCACGTTCTCCCGCTGCAAGGGAAGCGTGTCTCCGGGCTGCACGTCCCGAGTAACCTGCGGGTCGTGCCGGCGCGCGTAAACCTATCGAAGGGGAGCCGCTTTGATCCCGACGCCGCCGCGCCTTGAAGACCTGCCGCGGGGCACGCGTCTTGTCGCGGGCCTCGGCTACGCGACGATCCTCCCCGATCTTGATTTTGAAAGTTACTCCGAAGCGGGCTACGTGTGGAACGAAGCCGCCGGCAAGTGGATCGGCCCGCCCGGCGCACCAGGCAGCACCAAGGGCCTCCCCGTGGTCGGCGCGGCCATCTACTCGGCCGATCCGTCGTGCGAGGTGCTGTGCGCCGCCTACGACCTGAAGGACGGCCTCGGCCGGCGCCGCTGGCACCCCGGCCTGCCGCCTCCCGCCGACCTGTTCGCCTACCTCGCGACCGGCGGGCTGATCGAGGCGTGGAACGTCTCGTTCGAGCGCTGGATATGGGAGAACGTGTGCGTGCCGCGCATGGGCTGGCCGGCGGTCCACCCGAGCCAATGGCGGTGCGCTGCGGCCAAGGCCCGCGCGTACTCGCTGCCCGGCTCGCTCGCCAAGGCCGGCGAAGTGCTCGCGCTGTCGGTGCAGAAGGACAAAGAGGGCGTGCGGCTCATCAACAAGTTCTGCATGCCGCGCAAGCCCACGAAGTCGGACCCGCGCAAGCGCATCCCGATGCGCTACGGGCCGTTGAACATCGACGACCTGCGGGCCGGCGCCGACACGGCGTTGATCGCCGAGGACTACGCCGACACGGTGGCGATGCTGTCCTACAACGAGACCGACATCGTCTCGGAAGCCGAGGCCAGCAGCCTCGTGCCCGACCTCGAAGGTGAAGAACTCGCGTGGTGGCAAGTCGACCAGGCGGTGAACAAGCGCGGCGTCCACATCGACCTGGCGAGCGTCGAGAACTGCATCGCGGTGATCGAGCAGGCGATGGCGAAGTACCACGCCGAGTTGTTCGAGTTGTGCGGCGTGGACGCCGCCAGCAAGGTGCAGCAGTTGATCGGCTGGCTGCACGGCCAGGGCGTTCACATGGACTCGCTCGACGAGGAAAACGTCGAGGCGATGCTGAAGGTCGAGACGCTACCGCCGGCCGCGCGCCGCGTGTTGGAGATTCGCGCCGCGGTCGGCAGCGCGTCGGTGAAGAAGGTCTTCGCGATGCGCAACCGTGCGACGGCCGCGAGCCGCATGCACGACCTGTTCATCTACTACGGGGCGAGAACCGGCCGGGCGACAGGAGAGGGTCCGCAGCCGACCAACAGCCCGAAGGCTGGCCCTGACCTCGTGCGTTGCGGGTGCAAACGGCACTACCAATCGGCGCTGATGGCGTGCCCGTGGTGCAACGTGCCCAAGGCCCCGACCGCGCGCGTCGTCGAGTGGAACCCCGACGCCGCCGAGGATGCGATCGAAGTGCTTCGCCAGCGCTCGCTGCCGCTGCTCGAGCACGTGTTCGGCGACGCGATGCACGCCATCGCCGGCTGCATCCGCGGCATGTACGACGCGGCCCCCGGCCACGACCTCATCTCGACCGACTACAACTCGATCGAGGCGGTCGGCCTGGCGATGCTGTCGGGCGAGCAGTGGCGCATCGACGTGTTCCGCACGCACGGGAAGATTTACGAGGCGTCCGCGAGCACCATGTTCAAGGTGCCTTTGGAGGAGTTCGAGCGGCACAAGAAAGAGACGGGCCAGCACCATCACCTACGGGCCCTCGGAAAAATTAGCGAACTCGCCAACGGCTATGGCGGATGGCTTGGGTCGGCGCATGCGTTCGGCATGCCCGGCACTGACGACGAGATCAAGAAAAACATCCTGGCGTGGCGTGCGGCGAGCCCGGCGGTGGTGTGGTTGTGGGGCGGCCAAACACTCGGGCAGGCGTTCGGGATCGCCCAGAACGCGGTCGATCCGGCCTACGCCGGCAGCGTGAGTGACGAGGCGAGAGCGGCGCTGCGCACACCCGACGGGCGTTGGGATCGCACGCCCCACTACTTCGGCGTCGAGGGCATGGCGATCAGCGCGGTCCTCGACCCCGGCACCGAGTACCGCGTCAAGCGCCTCGACGGCACCGACAGCGGCATCGCGTTCCTGATGCGCGGCAAGACGCTGTACGCACAACTGCCCTCGGGCCGCTGGCTCACGTATCACGATGCGCGTGTCGATCAAAGCGACCGCGGGCTGTCGATCAGCTATTGGGGCAACAACACCAACCCGAAGAACGGCCCGATCGGCTGGATCGAGATTCGCACGTGGGGCTCGAGAATCGTCGAGAACATCAATCAGGGCGCATGCCGCGACATCCTGCGATTCGCCTGCATCAACCTCGAACAACGCGGCTACCCCGTCGTACTCCACGTCTACGACGAGATCGTGTGCGAGATACCCGAGGGCTTCGGCTCGCTCGAAGAGTTCCAAGCGGTCGTCGAAGTGCCGCCGTTCTGGGCGCGCGACTGGCCGATCCGTGCGCCCGGTCCCTGGCGCGCAAAGAGATACCGGAAGGGCTGACGATGTTCGTTGTATCCTCCAGCTACGGCAACGACTCGCGAGCGTTGATCCGATGGGCGCACGAAGCCGGCCTAGGGCTTCTCGACCGAGTGGTCGTCGCGTACTGCGATACCGGGTGGGCCTCGCCAACGTGGAAGGTTGAGGTCGAGGTCGGGGAAGCGCTGGCGCGCTCGGCGGGGTTCGAGCCCGTTCGCATCGCCAGCGAGGGCATGACCGAACTCGTGCGCCGCAAGAGCGGCTTTCCCGGCAACGGGCAACAGTTCTGCACGGCCTGGCTCAAAGGTTTTCCGTACCTCGAATGGCTCGACCGCGTCGACCCCGAGCGGTCGGCCGTAACCCTCGTCGGGAAGCGGCGCGAGGAAAGCGCGGCACGGGCGGACACCCCCGAGTGGGTTCAGTCGTCGGAGTACCACGGCGAGCGCCCCTTGTGGCACCCGCTCTACGCCCACACTGAGGCGATGCGCGATGCGCTTCTCGAACGCGCCGGGCTCAAGCCGCTACCGCACCGCAGCCTCGAATGCAACCCGTGCGTCAACGCGAACCGGGCGGACATCCTGCGCCTGACGCCACCCGAGGTCGCCCGCGTCTCGGCGCTTGAGGTCGAAGTCGGCAAGCCGATGTTTCGCCCGAAACGCTTCGCCGCCCTCGGCATCCACGGGGTTGTCATGTGGGCGCGGCATGGGAAGAACCACGTTGCCGACGTTGACGACGAGGGCGCGTGCTTCGTCGGCGCGGGGTGCGGGCTATGACTTGGGCGCCTTGGTTCTCGTGGCGACCCGTCAAGATGCTCGGCGGCCGATGGGCGTTCTTGCGCTACGTCGAGCGCCGTTGGAACAACGACTTGAACTGGTGGGGTGACGCCAGCGGTTACGCCGGCACCGATGGCGGGTTCGAGTATCGACAACCCCTCGCAGACCGCGCGCCAGCCCTCGCCGCCCCCGACCATGCCGCGCCGTCACGGGCCGCTCACACCATGACCCTCAAGGCCCGCACATTGGCCCTCGTCGCCGAACACGGGCGTCTCACCGCTCGGGAGGTCGCTGAAGAACTTGGCATCACGGTCAGCCACGCGCGGGCGGTCGTGTCGAACCTCCACGGCAAGGGCCTACGCATCGCCGAGTACCGCCGCGACAGCGACGGCGGCCGGCTCTACCCGCGCCCCGTCTACGCGCTCGGCAAAGGCCCCGACGTGAAGCCCCCCGGTCGCCTGAGCGACGCCGAGTACAACCGGCGGTATCGCGCCCGCACGCGAGGCCTCGTCGGCAGCGTGTTCGCGCTGGCGGGCAACAACGCGCACCGTCGCGTCGGGACGCTCGGCCGAGGTCTCACATGAGCGGGTGGCGCGCAATCGTGGGCGAACTGTACGCGCAGGGCGGCGGGCCGCTGCCAAGTTCGAAGTTCGACGTGCTCGACTCGGGCCGGCCGTCGGCGCTCGGCCGGGCTCAAGAACTCGGGTTGATCCGACAGGCGGGCCGCGAGCCCAAGGGCAAGGGCACCGGCATGCGCGTCCACCTATGGGTGCTCACGCAGAAGGGCCGCGCCTACGTGGAAGGTCGCTATGCGTTGGTGCCCGGCGCTCGCGCCAACGGCCCGGCGCGATTCGTCGCGACGTGGCTGGCCGCCCTGCCACCGCGCAACGCGATCCGCCTCGCGCCCGACGTGGTCACGTGGGCGTATTCTCGACATTGACGACGACCGACCGGGCCGGGAGAGTAGCGGCCACTTATTCAACAAGGACATGCGAATGAGCAATCTTTCCCGGCCCAAGTTCGCCTTCTTCATCGGGGGGCCGCTGGACGGCCAGCGCCACACCGTCGAAGCACTGCACCGCCGTCACGTCGCCCGGCGGGCCGACTGCGGTCACATCGTCGGTCCGCCGGGGTCTGCCGTCGACGCAGAGATGGTGACCCGTAGGGCCTACTACCTGATGCCCTCCAGGCCGGTCAACCCGCGGCGCGACCTGCTGGCGGAGTACGGCGCGATCGACTCCGAGGTAGGCGTGTACCACTACGTCGGAAGCGACCCCGCCAAATGGGGAGACTGATGCCGGATGGGCCGACGTGCCCCCCTCCCCCACGACTAGGGGGAATCCTAGGGGAAACCCTTCCCCCCAAAATATAAGTTGCATGCTTGTGCGTTTAGGCGCAAAGTTGCCCTGCGTTTTGACGAACAAGGTAATTTATGCAACTTGCTCACCACACCCGTCCGTCGCTCAGGCCCGTTAGTATCCGGCGTCCGCCGACTACACCCGCGCCAATGCCGCCTTCCCACACACCAACGCCACTTCTCCAATTTCTGAGGGCGTTGACCAAAGACCAACGTGAGGCCGTCGCGGCTGCGTGCGGCACGACGACGATCTACCTCTACCAACTCGCCGCCGAGAAACACCCGAACCCGCGCGTGCGCCTGGCGTTGTCGATCTGCGCCGAGTCGCGCCGGCTGTCCCGCAAGATTCACTCGCCGCCGCTGACCCTGCCCGACCTGCTGGTAGGCACCGGCAAGGACGACGACCCGCCAAGGCACGACTGACCCGTGGACCCGATTTTCTACGACAAGCAATCTGCGGCCGAAGCCGTCTCCCTGAGCGTGTCGACGCTTGAAAAGCTCGTACGCCTCGGGCGCTTTCCCCGGCCGCGCAAGGTCAGTGACGCCCGCGTGGCGTGGCTACGCAGCGACCTCGTCGAGTGGGCGCAGCACCTGCCCGAGAGCGATCTTCCGCCGCCGCCGAACACGTCGTCGCGGCGCAAGTCAGCATGAACGACGCCCACGACACCCAGCCGGCGCACTACGCGGTAGTGCCGCAGCCCCCGCCCCCGGCGTTGGAGATCGACCCGCTCGACCCGACCGTGTTCGTGCGCGCGTGCGCGGCGTTCGACACGGCCACGCGTGTCGCCAAGGCGATGCTGCGGCGCCGCCGCACGGACAAACAGGCCGAGATGAATCCAGACTGACGACAAAACCAAGACGGTGTCGACGGGGGCCCGCACGAGCGGCGCCGTCGTCGCCCCGGCCCTTCCCGCATCGCTTTGGCGGCCGGTCATCAAAAAGAAAGCTATGCTCCCAACGACTCCAAGTGATCCGCCAACCGAGTAAGCCACACGTGCCGCTCGGTGTCGTACCCGTGGCGGTTGTAGACAGCCTGCACGCCGGGCTGTAGATGGCCCAGGATCGCCTCGGCGACCTCGGCCGGGCACCCGAGCCCCGCCAGCATCGTTCGGCCCGTCCTGCGCAGGTCGTGGGGCGCCCAGTGCGCCACCCCGAGGCGCTCCGCCCGCGCGACGGCGACGCTCACGGCGACCTGCCCAATGTGGCCGGCTCGCCCGACGCTCGGAAACACCCACGTCTTGCCGCGCGCTTCTTCGAGCCGGCGCAGGACGACCGCCGCCGCGCGCCCGACCAGCGGCACGCGCAGGTCCGTCACCAGCGGGTTGCGCCGCATCTTGAGCTTGCCCTTCGGCACCGTCCACCACAGGGCGTCGGGCTCGCGCGTTACCTCGCCACGTTCCATCGCGACGATCTCGGCGCCCCGGCAGCACGTCCACAGGTAGAGCGTCAGGATGTCCTGCATGTCGCGGCTGAGGCCTCGAACGGGCATCTCGCGCAGCAGGGCGCCGACCTCGTCGTCCGACAGAACCCGCTTCACCTCGCCCGCGTGCTTGCCCTTGACGCGCCGGCCCTTGCTCGCCAGCTTGCCGCGCAGCACCAGGCGCCACCAGTTCGGCGTCTCGGGCGGCAGCCGGCCGGCGTCGAGCGCTCGATCCCATGCCGCCCCGAGCGTTTGCCGCAGCCGCTGCGCCATCACGGGGCGGTCGCGCATCGGGCTCAGAAGGTCGAACGCAGCGGCACGCGTGACTGCCGCGGCGGGGGCGTCCGCCAAGTCGCCCAGTTCGGCGCCGAACAGGCGCTCGATGTCGCGGTAGGTCGTCGGGGCCACCGCGGCGTGCAGCCCCGCCAGGTAGTCGTCGCACACCCGGCGCACCGTCATTACCTCGGACATGGCCGCCGCGGCCCTTGCCGCCCGCGTGGCACGCTTCTCGGCCGCTGGGTCGACGCCGGTAGCCCGCGAGGCCCTGACGCGCTCCCACGCGGCCAGCGCCCCGGCCGGCGGCATGGCAGGCCACTCGCCGATCTTCGTCTGCCGCATGCGGCCGTCCAGCGGGGACTTGAAGCGGTACACCCACGCCCGCCTCGACGCCGTCGCCACCAGCCGCAGGCCGGGCGCGTCGGGGAAAACCAAGTGGTCGCCGGGGGCCAGTAATTTGGCGGTGCGAGCGTCGAAGGCGAGCATTTCGTTGTGGCGCAGTGGAGGGTTACGCCGAAATCTACGCCAGGGCCGCAAGTGCCGGCAAGTGGCGTTGCGATGCACTACGTTAAAACGAAGTTAATTTCATAGGTGAAAATAGCAAATTGACCATTCTCCATAGGTGGTTGATTGATGCTGGCACCAGAGCACTCCTACGGGGCGTCATAAATTCTCCGCAGGTGAAGTTACGCCGAAAGCTACGCCGGCCCGCTACCTGACGACGCGCTTACAATGGCACCCCCCCCAACACCCTAAATTGCCGAGGATCATGTCTACCGCACTTCTATTGGCGGGCCGCCCGCCGGGCTGGCCCGCGTCGTCGAACCTCGACCCCCTCAACTTCTGGCCGCCGCCTTCAAATGACTATCACGACTGAGGATCGACTGCGCGAGATCCTGCACCTTCTGCTCGGACCTGACGCCACCTTCGATGACGCCCGAGAACTTGACGCAGCGCTAGGCGGGGTACACCCATCGCAACTGCCGCCCGAGACGTTCCAATGGCTGCGCGAGGGAGAGGGCCCGGCCCCTTCCGCCTCGACCCTGCTTGGCATCTACAACGACTTGAGCGACAGCCGCAAGGCCGACCTCGTGGAGTGCGCCAAGGTCATCGCGATGGCGCCCTAGACGGCGTAGGCCGTCTTCTTTGCCGGCTGCGCCTGATCCGCTCGGGCCAGCCGCGCTCTCACCTCTTCGATCGGCAGCACGCGCCGCCCCACATCCCCGTAGGTGCGGCTGCGCAGGACAACCGTGATCGCCTTGCGCGAGCGGTAGCCGGCCTCGTGCGCCCACTTGTCGTTGGACGCCAGGTGGTTCCACGACTCGATCACCACGCTGGGATGTTCCTTCGACGCGAAGTGGTGGTGCACGTGCCCCGTGTCGATGTAGTGGAACTCCGTCTCGCCGAAGTCCTTGCGGAAGTCGCTGGTCATCACGCCGACCAGGCGGGCCGGCGGGCACTTGTCCGAGTGGTGCACCATCACCAGCGTGGCGCCCATGCGGTAACCGATGAACACGTTGTCGTTATCGAGCACGTGGACGCGGCCGGTGTGCCCGTACGCCACGGTCAGCAACTCGCGCATCCACAGGTCGTTGACCCGCGAGTGGTTGCCCTGGTTGACGATGACGTCCAAGTGCTTGCACTTCGTCAGGCAGCGCTCGACGATGAATCGCATCGTGCGGCTGTAGACGCGCAGCATCTTCGAGATGCGGCCGTCGGCGTCGAGCGGGTGGCCGCTGGCCGCGGTGACGGCCGCCATGTTGTCGTAGTGCGTGAAGTCGCCGAGGTCGTTGACCACGATGCGCTCGCAGTTCGGCATCTCGTCGATCAGCAGCGCGATGGCGCCGCACAGCTCGGTCTCGGCGATCTTCAGGTCGAAGTTCTCCCCCGCCTCGGCCGCGTGCGCCAGCATGCCGAGGTGCGCGTCGCCGATCTGAATCCACGGGATGATGTCGCCTTGGAAGTCGAGCGGGGCGGGCGCCACCGGCAGTTGCGGCACGTCGGCAAGGAACTCGCCGATGGCCGCCTTCACCATTGCGTTGTACTGCTCTTGCGCCAGTTGCGACTTGACCCACTGGCCCGACGCCTTGCCGTCCTTGTTGTAGTAGGTGCTGACGCCCTTCAGCACGAACGGCTCAGGCACCGTGCGCGTCATGTCGTGCTCGGGCGAGTACCCCTGCAGCGCGGCCTTTTTCCTCACCGCGGCCACTGTCTCCGCGACGGCGTTGTACTGGATGCCGAGCGCGCGGGCCGCCGCACGCATGCTCCGGTGCTCGTTGACGGCCTCCAACTTCGCCCGTTGGCTGGCGGTGGCGTAGGGGAACAACCCCTCGTCGACGCGGTAGAGGGGGGTCATTCGATCTCCGGCGGCATCAGCAGTTTTTCGAGTACGTTGATGACGCGGTGCTCGGCGGACATGAGCAAGTCGGGCGTCGTCCCTGGGGCACGCGCCATCTCGACAAGTTCATGCAGCAGCACGTGCAGCATCTCGTGCAAGGCGGTCGCTTCGAGCGAGTGCGGCGTGATCGGCGTTCCGCCGAACGTATCGCCGAGTCGATAGCCGGCGAGCCGGTGCTCGAGTTCGCGCGTGACTTCCGCCATGACGCCTTTGGCCCTCCCGCGCCTCGGGGCGATGCGCCAGTCGTGCAGGTTCAACAACCCCTGCCACTGACGCAGGTAGCGGCCGAACTCGCGAGCGTGGGCGCGTGTCGGGCGGTTCATGCGAGCCCCGTTCGGGCGGCCATCGTCGCCACGTCCAGTTCAACGTGGTCGCCTACGTCCTGCCCGAACGGCAGCCGGTGCGCGGGGTGGCGGTGGGCCTTGGCGAGCGTGACGCCAGCGCCGTGCAGGAACTGCACCAACTGCCGCAGCATGCCCCGCGAGAGCGACCCGTGCATGCCGACGATCCACACCACTTTGTCGGTCTCCCACAGTAGTGTGCAGATTGCCGCGTAGGGTTCAAACGGGCCGGGTTCGTCGCTGGCGTAGAAGCGCAGCGCGCTGGTGACGTGGTCGTGGCGGATCATTTCGACACCGCGGCCAATACGCCCAGCAGCACGCCGAGCACGAGGCCGGCGATGAACGCCCCGGCCGACGCAACCCCCCGCGACAGCGTCACATCAAAGGCTTCGACCAGTAGCGCGACATCCCACTGCAGCGTCATCTCAGCGCCTCCACAAGAGCCCGGTGTCGGTCCGCGCACTCGCGGTACTGCAACGCAGCGTCGATCATCCAGCGCAGCGTCGTCGCCCCGCGGCCGTCAGTCGGCGGCGGAAGCGGCGGGCAGGGCTCGCGTAGGCTGGCTGGCACCGTGGGCGCCTGCGACGGCGGCTGAAACGAGGCGCAGGCCGGCGTCGTCAAGGCACATGCCATCGCGGTATATCGGACGCTCGACCACACGATCGACCTCCACGGTGATGACCTTGCGGCTGGCGGCCAGCTTCGCCCGGTCGGTCTCGAATTGACTCGCTGCGGCGTCCGCTGCGGCCTGTTGCGCCAAGACCGCGGCGTGCACCCCCGCCACGATGTCGGCGGCGTCGGCGTCGGCCTTCCACGCCCGCACGGTCCACGCGGCCAGGGCGGCGGCCAGGGCGGCGGCCAGGTGCGTGTAGATCACCGCACCGCCTCGCGAAGCAGGGCCACCTGCGCGTCGTCCCGCTGCTTCGCGGCCTCGGCAGCGCGTACGGCGACTTCGAGCCACGCTGCCTGCGCGTCGTCGCGCGACGTGTGGGCAGGCGCCGCTCCGCTCGGGTCGGCTCGTTGGGTCACGAGAACGCCCGCACCGCGTCGTTGGAATACTGCCGGCGCTCGAACGCCTGCAGCATGCCGGGGCCGTTGACCACGCGGGTGATCGCATCCCACTGCGACGAGTCGGCGAACGCGTTGCACCCGTGCTCGTGCCAGAACCACGCGGCGGTCAGGCACGCGCCGCCAGGCTCGGCGACAAGCTCGGGGTGCCCGACGTAGGGTTGCCCGAGCGCGATCGCCGCTTGCGTGTAGTTGTAGCGGCCGGTGAGTTGCTTCAGGCCGCGGCCACGGAAGCGCCAACCGTCTCCGCTCGCCTCGTCGCCGTTGCCGAGCCGGCCGCCGTAGACGCGGTTCGCCAGCGCCTTGCCGTTGCGCGCGATCCGCGCCGCGACTTCCAGGTCTGGCACGGTGCTCGGGAACAACTTGCGGATGCGCTCCGGGCTGCTGTAGTAGAGGTTTTCTTCGAGCGTCGTGAAGCCCGCGCTCTCGACGCGGCACTGCGCGATGAACCCGGCGACACGCACCGGGGTGTTGATGCCGAAGCGCTCGCACGCGTCGGCCAACGGTTCGGCGAACACTCGCGCCTGCGTGGGCGCGATGCCAGCCGAGACGAGAGCGCCGAAGGTAATCATCACTCGGTCTTGTCGAGGCCCGACTGCGCCGCCAGGCGGCCGACGATGACCGTGCCGAAGGCGATGGCGACGAGGGTGCCGGGGGGCAGACCGATAAACTGCAGCAGCGCGTCTTGCTGCTCAGGAGTCAGCAGCGACCACGACAGGGCGATGGTTGCGAAAATCGTGCTGGCCTGCACCGACAGCCACTTGTAGGCTTGCTTCCAATCCGAGACGATCAGCTTCATGGTTCACTCCGTTGGGTTGCGAAAGGGGCGGGGACGCCGAAGCGCCATAGACGTGCCGTTACGACCTGCACGACGACCATCGCGGCCACGATCAACGTGCCGGGCCAGCCGGGGTCGTAGGCTTGGAAGAGCGCGGCGTACAGTCCGACCAGGGCCGATACCGTCAGGCCGTAGACCGCGAGCCGCAGTTCGAGCCGCGTGGTCAGGCTCGTGTGCACGAGACGGCAGAAGCCCGAATACAACAACATCAGGCAGGCGAACGTGAAGATCATTCGCCGCCCCCGAACAAGCGGCGGTTGATGCGGCGCGCAGCGTCACCGACGAAGTCGGGCCACTTGTCGCCGAGCGCGCCGATGGCGAACGCCAGGGGCGCCAACATGCGGTGCGCAGGCCACTGGTATTCGTGCTCGAGCCACCACGCGATCGGACTGGTCAGCACCACGGCCGTCAGCACCAGGCGGAAAATCAGCAACGCGCCTTGCGCGCGGCTGTCGGTGTCCATCTTCTGCAGGGTCCACAGCCCGCCGGCCAGCGCGCAAAACACGATGGCGGCGTACTCGCCCGCGACGGCGCCGAACATCAGCACCGCCAGCGCAACGACGCCCTTCGCAGAAGCCCCGGCTGTAGGCTCGACCATCGACAATCCTTGCGTTATAACGTAGCACTCTAGTCGAACTACGGCCGCCGCGCAAGCGGCGGGATTTCGGTTACGCCTGCGAGTAAGCGACTGCCAAGCGCGACACGGTGAAGGGGGGAGTCACCACGGTCCACGCGACCCCATCGGGCGACGTGGCGATGACGCCGCCTCCGTCTGCGACGAATACCGCCCCGTCCCACCGCACTGATGTGTGGGCGCCGGAGCGGCGCACCACGAAGGTAAGGCCGTCCGTTGTTGAACGCAGCCCGGTCGGACTGGCGATAACCCACGTGGACCCATTCCTGGCGGCCGGAGACCCCGTGCTGGTCGCTATCGCGGCCGTTCCCGAAGAAAGCGTGACCTGCGTGAAAGTCGCAAAGTCCGTGGTCGTGTAAATCTTGTTGTTGGAATTCCCCGGCAGAATTGAGTAGGTTGACCCGACCTTGATCGCCCCGGACGCGTAGGCGAACGTGGGCGGGTGATACGGCTGTTCGCACGGGGCCCACGTCACGCCGTCGGGGCTCGTTGCGGAGTTCGTAGCGCCCCCGCCCGCGCCTGGGGTAGCTTGCGAGAGGACGAATCGGTCGGTTGCCCAACAGATGTTCCGCGTCGTGGGTACGCCGGTTCTGACTCCGGCAAGGGTTCTCGCAGTCCACGTCACGCCGTCGGGACTTGTGAGCACGTGGGGGCCGGCGTAGGTAAGGGGGAGCGATGCGGCCACGAAAATCGAGCCGTTCCACGCCACGCCGTACCGTATCGTAGACGCTGGGGCGGTGCGCAACGTCCACGTCACGCCGTCGGGACTCGTGTAGAAGTCGCTGGTCACTCCGGTGTCCGCCGCTACGAATGTCCCGCCACCCCATTCGACATACGTCGTCGCCGCGAACGAATACCCGGTGTCGACCCACGTCGCCCCGCGGTCATCGGAGTACCACACGCGCCGCGACGTGCTCGCCACAGCCACCCATCGGGCGGGCGGTGGCGCGCTGACCTCGATGCCGAACGCGTTGCTGTCGGCGCGCAAGGCCAACATGTCCGTCGCGCGAAACACCGAGCCGGCGAACGTGCCTGCCGTCGTGGGCGTGCCGCTGACGACGCCGGTCGACGGCGCCAGCGACAGCCCCGCCGGCAACGCCCCAGCGGTCAGCGAGAACGCGAGAGGCGTCGTACCGCCCGTCCAGTAGTCGGCGAGCGCGAGGCTGAACGCCGAGCCCACTGTTGCGTCCTGGTCGGGTATCGGCCCGCTGAACGTCAGTTCGGCCGGCGGCACTGTGACGATGCCGACCTCGATTTCAAGCGGCGTGTCCGACGGCGCTCGCGTCTCGATCACGCCGTCGCGCACGAACGCTTTCTCGCCGACCGGGACGAACGTGCCGCGCGCCCGGATGCGCGACCCCGTGGCGACCCCGGAGGCGTACTCGCTGGTGCCCTGGTTGGTGACGAGTTCGACCGTGCTGTAGTCCTCGGCCTCGTTGATCGCGGTGACAGTGCCCACGAGGACGGGTGACGGCGGCAGCAGCCGCTGCAGCTTCGCGAAGAGGTTGGTGGCGCTCACAGGGTTCCCGTTTCCACGCGAAGGATGTCGAGGGACCGCGTCGTCGCACTCCAATTGCCGAGGTCGACGCCCACGTGGAACGCGCCGAGAGCGGGCACGCCTGTTCGCTCCGACGCAAGCGCGCCGTTGAAATAGACCCGCACCGTGGTCCGCCCCGCGCTCAGTTCGACCCGAAGAACCTTGGCCGCGTCAGTCGCGTACGTAACCCCCGTGGTCGCGTGGGTGTGGTCTGCGTAGCCCGTGCCGCCAGTCCACCATGAGTTGTCTGACGGCTCGCGGTAGGCGACCACGCCTACGAAGTTGGCGAAGTCGTCGTTGGGGTCGTCCGTCAGCAGCAAGCCAGCGACCGGCGAGCCGGTGATCCCGGCGGACGACGGCGCCAGCATTTCGATCTCGGCGTAACAGTCGCCCGAGCCGGGCGCCGCGCCATTGAGGAAATACCAGCGCTCGCCCGACACCGCCGCCGCGTGGGCGGCCCCTCCCGTCACCAACCCTTCGCTTAGAGGGTCCGACGACCACGACGACCCGAGCACCCACGACCCGCCGACTTCCGGCACGCGCGAGGCCAGTGTCGTGTCGCCACCCGTGAAAGTGTCACGAGGGTATCCGCCCGATGTCCCCACGTCGACCTCCAAGGTGTTGCTGTCGGCCATCTGCGCCTCGGCATCGACCGCGCGGAACGCGAGGCCCGACACCGTGCCGCCCGTCGTCGGCGTACCGCTGATGACCCCAGTCGTGGCGTTGAGCGTGAGCCCCGCTGGCAGCGTGCCCGAGCGCATCGACCAGGTGTACGGCGTCGTGCCGCCCGACCAGTAGCCCGACAGGTCGAGCGAGAACGCCACGCCCACGGTGGCGGTCTGATCGACGATCGTGCCGCTGAACACGAGGGGGTCCGCCACGGGGCTGCCGCCGACCGGCACGTAGGTGCCCGACAGCAGTTTGGTGTGGCGCTCGAGCACGACGACCTGGCGCACGCGCGGGTCGGTCGCCACGTCGGCCACCGACACCGAGACCGAGCGCACCAGCCCGACCCACGTACCGGCCGGGTCGAGCACGCGCACCAGTTGGTTCAACTCGAGCACGCCCGGTTCGCCCGCACCGGTCAGCACCGGCAGCGTGAGCGACACGCGCGCCTGGCCGCCCGATGCGCCGAGGATCGCCATGCCGCGCTGGCGCAGCGCTGGTGCCTCCGTCAACAGCAAGTCCGTCACCAGGGGGTGCGGCGTGGCCCCTGCGCAGCCCGCCAAGCGCACGAAACCGACGACGCCACCCTGCTGCCCCGACACGTAGACGCCGTCGTACTCGGGCCTGTCTGCGCGCTCGAACGCCTCGGCCTGTACTGCCTCCCATGCGATCTGCACGTCGACCGGCGACACCGGCCACTCGTTCGGCAGGCTCGGGTAGCGCGGCGACACGGTCACGCGGTACTCCGAGCGGTCGCTGGCGACGACGGCGCCCACCGCTTCGGCCAACCGGCGCACCACGCCGAGGGGCGTGCCGCTGAAGCTGAAAATCTGGTTCGGGATGATCCAGTCGTCGAGCCGCCAGACGACTTCGAGACCGGTGTAGATGTTCGCTATGGCCGCGGTCTGCGCCGCCGTCGTATCGCCGTCGTTGACCCAGTTGCTGTCGACCTCGTAGGGCGACGACGCGGCCACGGTGAGGCTGCGACCGGTGAACGAGACGTTGTCCGTGCCGAACTCACGCGACCGCGAGACGGTGTCGACCGCGAAGCGCCACACCAGGCCGTCGATGACGGCCTCGATCTGCGCCGGCTGCTCGCCGGTCGTCAGCTTCGCGTACAGCGACCCGGCGCCGCTGGCGCGCAGCGTCCAGAACACCGAGTCCTCGTCGGTGGCGATCGCCAGGTCGAACACGTCGATCGTCGAGTCGTCGCGCAGGTCCGTGAGGCTGCAGTCGTGCACGGCGTCGTAGGTCTGCCGGGCCGCGATCTCGAACACGCTGGCCGCTGTCGGGGATGTCGTCGATCCTCCCACGGGTGGGGAGCCTGGCGTGTAGCCGCTCATGCCAGCGTGGACAGTCGCGCCGTCGGTCCACGGGATAGAGGGCGCGCTCGCGTGGATCGTCGCGCCGTCCGCCCACGGTGCGCCGACCGCGATGTGGACGCTAGGCATCCACGTCTCCGCGCATGAACAGCGTCGCCTGGTCGGTGCCGCTGGCCGTGCTCGGCTTGACGAGGCGGTTCAACCACAGGGGTTGCGACGCGGCCACGGTGTTGAATCGCAGCGCGTTGCCGGGCAGCCAGCCGGTGCCCCACCCCGCTGCGGCGAGCGTGAAGTACGGTTGGCTGGTCATCGGGTTCAGCGGCAGGTAGTTCGTGCCGATGTTGCCGCTGCCGATCTGGCCGAGGCGTTCGCTGATGAGGCTGTACTGCGTGGCGCTGGTGAACACGCAAGCCCAGCGGTCGGTGACGGCCCCTTCGTTGACCATCGCGATGATGCCGCTGTAGCGCGAGCTGATGCTCGACCCGGTCGCAGTGTCCGACCACGTGCGCGTCCACGTCTGCTGCGAGAACACGTTGTTGGCGCGGGCTTGCAACGTGCCGAGGGCGACCGGCCGCGTCACCTTCGACCCCGTCGGGAACGCGTTGGTGAGCCCCGCCGTGAGCGTGATGACGCCCGTGCTGTGGTTGACCGATGCGACGACTGCGGCCTCGCGCGTTGTCGGCGTGCTGGCGTGCTCGATCAACAGTCGATCGCCGGGCAGGTACAGGGGCAGCGTGCCGCTGCGGCCGGCCGGTTCGCCCACCGTGTCGAGGGACGACGCGCCAGGCAGTTGCACGGCAGCAAATACCCGGTCGACCGTCACCGTCGTGGCCGCCGCCGAGGCTCCCGCGGTCAGCAGCGACACCGCCGAGACGCGCGTGCCGGCGGAGATTACAGCCGCCGACAAGACGTGAACAGAGTACCCTGGGTGCTCAGGCCAGAAACTGCCCGGAGTGATGGCGGCGCCGTCAAGAGTGAGGGTGCTGCCCGCAACGGCAGTGACGATCCGCAGGCCGCGGTCCGACCTCGCCACTTCATACGAGCCGTAGTTGTAGTAGGTGTAAGACGGCTCGACGACGCTCACCAAACTGCCGACCGGGGGGACCGGCTCGCCGGAGTTCATCACGACCGACCCCGACACGTTGTCGGCGTTGACGCTTCCTACGGTCACCCACTTCGTCCCCAGCGCTGCCGACGCCTGCGCCGACAAGTTGCCCGACGGGATCGTGAACGCGCAGACCTCGACGTTCGCATCGGTGGGGCGCACCAGCAGCCCGGCCGTCGCGTTGTAGAGCGTAGCGTTGTCGTTCGACAGCACGATCGGGTAGACCTCGCGCAACTGCTGCACGCCGGCCGTGCGGTCGCCGGGCATCACGTCGGGGAACACGTTGTTGGTCGTGCCGTCGACGACGAGGGTCTGGCTCATGGGCCCGCCGCCGCCCACGCCCGCGACGGACGAGAGGTTGTCGATCATGCGCTCGGCGGCGATGAACTTCAGGTTTGCACTGGTGATCGCCATGTCGGCTATACCTCAATGAATCGGAGCGTGACGACGTAGTTGTCCGTCGAGGCGGGGTCGTTCACACCCCACACGGGTTCGGCCTCGAGCGCCTGATTCGTGTGGTCGAAGACGACCGTGTGCGGTGTGCCGCGCAGCGTGAGGGTGAACTGCTGGCCGGGGATGGCGGCGGCCGCGGCGAGGGCGTCCACGGTGGTGCGCGGCAGCCAGCCGCAAGACTCATCGCCGGCCAGGGTGATCGGGCGGCCCGACTGCTTGGCCCCTGCGTCGATGATCTGCGCGCCCGCGATGGTGTACTCGCGGCGCTGCGACACGACCGACCACGCGTATTCGTCGGTCCACAGCATGTCGTCGTGGAGGGTCAGCGTGATGGCGCCATAGGCGAGCGTCGTCATAGTCCCCCCGCCGCGCGTTGGGCGTCCTGCAGTTGCCTGAGAAGTTGGTCGGCGGCCGAGCTGGTGCCTTGCAACGTCGTGGTCTTGCCGCCCACGTTCAGGTTCACGTTGACGGTTTTGGACGCGGTGCGGAACGCCGGGGTGTTGGACCCGCCGAAAGCGCCCGGCCCCTGCGGCAGCGATTGGTAGAACGCCTGCTGCGCCGCCGCCGCCAGTTTGGCTTCAATCGCCGCGTAGTCCCCAAGGCGGGACGACCCGACCGACGAGTTCGCCGTCAACTGGCTGTTGGCCCGCGCGGCGGCGAGCGCCGACTGCAGCGACGCGTAGTCGCCTCCCGTGATCGCGCCCCGCTCGTACTTGTCCAGCAGTTCGAACATGAGCCGGTTGTCCGTCGGCGTCATGTCGTTCTTGGTGAGCACACTGAGGTTGTCGCCCCCGTCGGCCGCCAGCCTATTGCCCGCGCCGCCCGCGTCCCGAACGCCAGTCAGGCTCGGGTCCGTGATGCCCGCGATGCCGCTGCCGTCGGTCACACCGGCCCCGTACTGCTGCGACTCGCGCAGCACTTGGTTGTACCGCTGCCGTGCTTGCGTGAGGGCATCCTGCGCCGTGGTCGCGCCGCGCAGTTGACGCTCGTTATTGCCGAGAGCTGACGTGTTGCCGTCGGTGGCGGACGTGTTGCTGCGCGTCGCCGCCGTCCCCTCCCCCGTCGCCTTCGAGTGCGCCTCACGGGCCGGCGTGCCCTTCTGCAGTTCTTCGTACTCGGCGCGCTTGGACTTGGCCGCCTCGTTGGTGGCCTGCGATTCGAGGATGATCGCGAGTTCCGTCTTGCGCCGCGCCGACAACTCGATCGACTTCGCCTCAGTCAACCGGCCGCTATTGCGCAGTTCGTCCTCTTCGATGCCGATGGCCTTCAACCTCATCTCAGCCTCGGCGCGCTTCTGCTCGACCGACAGGTTGCCGATCTTGAGTTCGAGTTCCTTGATCTTCAGCGACGCCTGCCGAGCCGCGTACTCGTTGCCCGCCAGGTTCGCCGCGATGACGGCGTTCTTCTGGCGCTCGATCTCCAACTTGATGCCGGCCTCTTGCAGCTTCACGTCGGCTTGCATCAGCTTGATCTGCCGGTCGAGCGCTTCGCTCACGTCGTCGATCGCGTCCTTCAGCAGACCCTTGGCGACAGCGAGCGCGCGGCTGGCCTTCTCGGCGTCCGCTTCTGAACCGGCGCCGCTGACCATCGCGAGGCGCGCGTTCTCGACGGCGATCTTCGCGTCCTCGTAGGCTTTGCGCAGCTTGTCGATGTCGCCCGAGTTGTCGCGCGCCGCCTTGGCCGCGAGTTCGGTCGCCGCTGCGGTCGCGCGATACGCCTCAGCCTGCTGCGCCGCCTTCTCGGCGCTCGCCTCGGCCTTGGCGATCTCTTTGTCGACCTCGGCGTTCTTCTGGCGAACCGCCTCTGCGCCGAGCCCGGCCGCGACAGCGTTCGCCTCGTTCTGGACCTTGGAGGCTTTGAGCGCTTCGACGAGTCGGGCCGTCGCAGCCGCCTCCCGGTCTGCCGCCGCAACCATGAGGTCGGACGCTTCGACCGCGGCCGTCCGCGCCTCGGCTTCGTCGCCCGTCAGCCCCGCGAGCGTCGTGATCGCCTGCGCCTGGTCCTTCGCGGCCTGCGTGTATTTCGTGGCCGAACTGACCTGCGCCTCGGTCTGGTCGATCGCCTTCTGCTGCTCGAGGGTCAACGACGCGAAAGACGTGCCGAGAGACTTCGTACCCTCGCCGAGTTTCGTCGTGGCGTCGTTCGCCCCGTAAGCCGTGTCGCGGAACTTCGCGATGTTCGTGCCTGCCTGTTGCGCGAAGTCGTCGAGCGTCTTGCCCAAGTCCTTCAGCTTCGCGCCCCCCGGCGTGAGGGCGTCGAACACGGCCAGGACTGACAGCCCGAACAACTTGAACGCTTCCGAGGCCCCGACGGCGACCACGCTCACGTCGCGCAGCACGCCCGCGAACGCCGTCAAGACGACCCCGGCCGTTTGCCCCAACGGGCCCTCGACCAGCGTGGTGCCGGCCTGCTTCACCACGTTGATGAAGCGGTTCCACGTCGCCACCATGCCGTTGACGACGCCGTCCTGCGGCTGCAACGACACCAGCGCACGGCCGATCGCGGGGATCGCCTCCTGCGCCAGCAGGTTGCCCGACTCGACGACCTTGTTCAGCTCGGCTTGCGTGAGGCCGAGTTCCTTCGCCAGCAGCGGCAGCACGCCGGGCAACGCATCGCCCAACTGCTGCCGCAGTTCTTCCATGCTGACCGTGCCCTTCGACGCGATCTGCGACAGCGCCTCGAGCGCACGTTTGGCCTGGTCTGACGACAGCCCGAGGTTGCCGGCGGCCAGCGCCACCGACTTGAATACGTCCTGCGTCTGCTGGATCGAAAGCCCCGACTGCAGCGCACTCGCGGCGAACTTGGCGTAGGACTGACCGACCTCCGTGAACGACTGCCCCGACTGCTGCGACACCTTGCGCAAGAAATCGATCTGCCGCGCGGCCTCGTCCGAACTGCCCGTAACCGTGGTCAGCGTGCGGCGCATCTGGTCGAGCGCGACCGTCGCCTCGATCACCGGGCGCACCGCGACGCCCACGGTGGCGACGGCCGCCCCGAGCGCGCCGAACTTGCTCACGACGCCTTGGATCGACGACGAGATGCGCTCGAACTGGCCGGGCAGCGCGTTGACCTGGCGCGCCTCTGCGTTTAGTTGGTTCAGCTTGACCGCGGCGCTGCCGACGGCGCGCTCGAAGTCCTGCGTGCTGATCCGGCCCGCCTGCATGTCGCGGGCGAGCTGCGACATCGCCATGTCTACGCGGCGAATCTCGGCCTCGATCGACTGCAACCCGCGGATGCCTGTCGCACCGAACGCCTGTTCGGTGACGGTGCCCATCTGGCGGATCGACTTGCTGGTGCCGTCGACGGCCGTGCCGAGCGCCAACGCTTGTTGCACCAGGCGGCCGGTGGCGGCGCGGCTTTCGTCGGCGGCCCGCGCGCTGGCGAGCAGGGCCTGCGCCTCTTCGATCAGTGCCGCCCGGCTGCGGTCGCGGGTGAGCGCCGCCTCGCGCTGTTCGGCGGTCAGCTTGCGCTCCGAGTCGATCAGCGCCTCGGCTGCGGCCCGACGCTTCTGCGCGGCAGCCACGTCGAGTTCACCGGCCGCTGCCGCTTCGCCGATCGCTGCCGCGTACTTCTCGGCCGCCGCTTCGGTCTCGCGCAGCGACGCAGCGAGCTTGGACTGCGCCTTGTCCGCTTCGAGGCTGGCCGCGGTGGACCGCTTCGTGGCCTCGGCGAACGCCTCGACCGCGGCGTCCGCGTCGCGGTGCGCCTGAGCGTAGCGCTGGGTACGTTCGGCCGAGTTGCCGAGCGCCGCGATCTCGGCCTCGATCGCGAGCACCGACGCGCGGCGCGCTTCGCCGAGCTTCAGCGCGTCGAGCGCGGCCTGCTGGTCGAGCGAGCCTTGCGCCTGGCGCTTGGCGTTGGTGGCGTCGACCGCTGCCGCTGCGGCGCGCTCGGCGGCCACGACGCGCTCGATCGCGTCCGTCAGGCGTTGCTTGGCGGCGGCGCTGGCGGCGCTGGCCGCGGCCGACTCGGCGAGGGCTGCCTGCTCGGCTTCGTGGGCCGACGCCAGCGCCCGCACGTTCTGCGTGGTGCGGATGAGCGCTGCCTCGGCCTGCTGGTCGAGCGCGAGGCGTTCGGCCTGCTGCGCCTTCAGCGTGCCCAACTGGGCGATCAGCTTGGCCTGCGAGTCGAGCAGTTGCGCGTCGGCTTGCGCAAGGTCGGTCGTGCTGACGGCCAGGCCTGAGGCGGCGGCCTGCGCGGTGCGCAGCGTGGCGGCACGCTCGCGCACGGCGGCGTCGGCTTGGCTGGCGTTCTCGCGCGTGCGCAGGTACGCAGCGGCGAGGCGGCCCTCTTCGCGGGCGGCCTCGGCGACGGCGCTGTTCGCCTTGTCCCTGGCTTCGCGCAGCCGGTCGACGTTGTTCCGCGCTTCCGTGACGGCGGCGTCGGCCGCAGCCGCTTTGTCGCGGTACTCCTGCGTGGCCTTGCCCGCGGCGTCGTAGTCGCGGCGTAGCGCCTTGACGGCGTCCCCGGCGGCGCGCGTGCTGGCGACGCCGTCGGCCACGGCTCGCGCGGCAGCGGTCTGCTGCTCGCGCAGTTGCGCGACGGTGGCGGTCTGCGCCTCGAGCGCGTCCTTGGCCGCTTTCGTGGCCGCGGCGGCTTCGAGTTGCGTGGCCGCGAGGCGATCTACGTCGGCATTGAGCGCGCGGATCGCCGAGACGGCGGCGACTTGCTCGCCGAGGCGGTCCAGTTGGTCGGCAAGGGCCTTGAACTCTTCGGCGGCCGGGTCGCCCTCGGCGCCCAGTTTGCGAACCTCGGCGGCCAGGCGCTGAATCTCGCCCGTGCCGGTGGTCTCGACCCCGACGACAAACCCTACTTCGCGTTTGCTCGCCGTCGCCATTGGATCATCCGGTGCTGTTCGTGCGTGGCGGGCATTGGCGCCCCCGCCGTGGCGCCCCCGTCATCAGGCGTTGCGCAGGTGCACGGTGAAGGGCTCGGTGTAGCCCGTCGGGGTCTTCATGCGACCCGGCATCGTGACCGTGGCGAAGTCGTCGCTCAGGAAGTCGAACGCGGCGTCAGCAGCGATCACGGCCTCGTGGACTGTGACGATGCACGGCAGGTCGTCGGCGAAGTTCTTGCCGTCCAACTTGAAGCGCACGCGCAGTTGGGTCTGCGTCGAGCCTTTGATCTCGGTGCCGGTGATCGCGGCGTAGGTGCTCGTGACCTTCAGCGACTGCGCATCGGTGATCGCGCCGCCGACGATCGCCTTGATCCAGCCGAGTTGCTCGTTGACGAGGTAGTCGACGCCCTTGACGTAGGTCGTGCTGGCAGCCGAGTTGGTCACGGTTTGCGAGCCGGTCAGCGCGGCCTTCGACAGCGGCACCCACTTGTCGAGCTTGGCGACCAACACTTCGGCGGTCAACGTGCCGCTGTTCTGCGCCAGCGCGGCGGTCGTGCCGAGCAGCGCGATCGCCAGCGATTCTTTGTTGACTTCGGCCAGGTCAATCGTCAGGTCGGACGGTTGCGCGATGGCGACCGTCTCGATCACTTGGCCGTAGGTGGAACGGCCCTTGCTGACCTGTTCCTTCAGCTCGACGTTCGGCTTGATTTCAACCTTGGTCGCCTCGTAGGGGCCCGAGTAATCCTCCCACACGCCGGAAACTTGGCGCGCCATGTAGAGGTCGCCAGCGCCTAGAAAACCACGTGCAGCCATGCTCAATGCTCCTTGTCGATTCGGGTCAGTCTATCGGGACCGGGGTTGGAAAGTCTGCGGTGTTATTTCGTTTTAACGCTACGGGTTCGCCAGGTTCTCGACGTACGCGACCCCAACTTCAAGGGCGGCCAACACGAAACTCGCGCCGTCGGCACGCGGGCCGATGTCGCGACCGAGGTACTCGATTTCTTTGACCTTGCCGCCGAGTCGGTTGTCGGCCTTGCCGTCGGTGTTGAACAGCGCCCGCTTCATGTCGCGCAGCGCTGCGTGCGCTGCGTCGTTCGGGTGGTTCGGATCGCACGGCACGTAGGCGAACAGCACGTAGCGCTGGTCGAGCTGCACTTCAGTGCGCGCGTTCGCGCGCGCCACCACGTCATCGCCTTCGATGACCACGACGCAGGGGATCATGGTGTCGTCGATGTGACGACGGCCGCGGTAGACCGTGGCGCCAAGGTTGGTCTCGGCGCCTTGCGCGACGGTGCGCGTGGCGAGCCGCGTGCTCAGCTCAGTGCCGACGGCCTCGGCACTGTGGTGGGATGTAGTCATGCGATCGCTTTCTCGACGCGGTCGACGATCGTCCGCATCGTGGTTTCGGCGAGGTCGGCTTCGACATCGCTGGCGTAGACGCCGATCTGATGGCGGAACAGCGAGTACGGGGCCGGGCCGTAGATGTGCTTCGGCTTGGTGCGACCGGTAGCGCGCACGAACACGCCGACGTTCTCACCAGGGCCGGCCCCGGCGCGTAGGCGCATCGTGAACCACTTGTCGCGGGCGGCCGGCGCCGATCGCTTGATCGTGGCGCGCACGCCTGCTTGCTTGCGGCCCGCCCCAATGCCGCGGCTCGGGTCGCCCTTTGCGCGGCTTGCGGGCTGCGTCAGTTGCTGCAGCGGGTAGCGGCCGAGGATCGTCAGGTTGCCCCGCGTGACCATCTGAGCCTTCGGGTTCAACACGCTGTTGGCGAGTTGCAGGTCGGTCTTGCTCTTGACGTAGGCCGGCGTCAGGCCGATGTCGGCCGTCATGCCCTTCAGCGCGTCGCCCTCGAAGCGTTTGATGACCTCGTTCACGGCGTCGCGCGCCGCCATGCCGATCACGCTGCCCGAGATGCGTCCGAGGCGGTCGGCCAGCGCCGGCATCGCGCCCTTGGCGTCGATGGTGACCTTCACGCCACCGCCTCGACTTCGTAGGCGGCGCTCAAGTCGGCGATCGCAACCGGCACGACGACGAGGATGAATCGACGCACGAACCTGTTGTCATCCACCAAGCGGTCGAGGCGGTAGTCGCCGTCCGGGTGAACGAGGCGTTGGCCGACCCTCGGGTTGTGCTCCGACGAGATGACCGCCAGGTCGTACCGCACCACGGGGTTGTCGTCCGCGGTGTCGCCGATGCCGGCGTAGATCAGCGTGTCCCTTTGCAGGTTCACGTTTCCGCAAGCGACCCCGTCAAGTAAAGAAGCCTCGCCGAGTTTGGCGAGGCCCCTTTGCATTGCACGGGCTTGGTAGCCCAGCGCCATGACCTTAGATCGTGACCTTCACGATCGCGTTCGGGCGGGTGTTCAGGTGCAGCGGGTTCGACTGGGTCTCGACATCCACACCCTTGCCGAAGTCCATCAGTTCCTGCTTCGCGTAGAACGGCAGGCCCTCGGTGTTGACCGTCTCCATGTACGGCGCCGGGGCGTAGTACGTGACGAACAGGTCGGGCACGCCCTCGGGAACCACGTAGGCCGCGTTCGCCTCGATAAACCGGGTCGCGCCGATCGTGCCGCGGTACTCTTCCCAGAAGATGCCGCCGAACTCGAAGCCGCGACGGCGGTCTTCGCGCAACACGGCGCCCTGCTGATACTTGTAGGTCTCGACGACCGCCGGATGGCCGATCAGCGCGTCGAAGAACTCGTTGGAGCACAGTGCGCGGGCGCCGCTCATCATCTGGCCGCCCAGCTTGTCCTCGACCTTGCGCAGCACTTCGTTGCACTTGATCGCAACCTTGGTGGCGTCGTTGTCGAGCACCATGTCGTGCGTCTGCTGCGACACGCCGAACTCGGTGAACAGGTCCAGCAGCACGGTCGAACCGTCGGCGTCGAGCACCTGACCCTTGACCGCGCCGATGCGTTGGAACTCGATCGTCAGGTCGAGGTCGCGACGGGCGACCGCCAGCTTCTTGTTCAGCCGGGCCATCGCCAGCTCGGTCTCGGTCTGCTCGCCGAACGCGCGCAGTTGCTGGACTTCGTCGGCGTACAAGGCGACGCGCTGCGGCAGGTGCACCGTATTGAACGGGCGCACGTTGCGACGCGGCAGATTCTTGATCGGCATCGGGGCGCCGCGCGCCGCGACCGGCACCAGCGAGAGCACGTCACTCTGCATCTCGATCGCGACCGAAGTCGTGTCGATGCCCTCCTGGGCGAACCAACCGAGGCTTTGAATGCGCGTCGGACGATACGGGATCAGGTTGATCGCCTTGGTCAGCTTGGTCAGGTGGAACGCGTCGCTGTTGAATACGTCGAGCAGCATTGCAAGGTCTCCGGGGTGATTTTGGGGGTTCAGCGAACGATGACGTTCAGGGCCTTCAGGTCGGCCACGCCGTTCGCATCGCTGAAAGTCAGCATCGCGCTGGCGACCTCACAGTTGCGCACGAAGACGGTCGCCTTGTAGTCGCCGTTGGTGCCGGGCAGGGCGTTCAGCAGCACGGCGGCGGCGACGCGGCGGCCGTCATCGGTGCCGGCCTCGTCGTACTTGACGTACTTGCCGGTGGCGGTGATCTTGCCGAGCACGCTGCCCGACGGCAGGGCGACGGCGCCCGCGACGGTGACGGTCACTTGCTCACGGCTCAGTTGACCGTCTGCTTCCGACAGCAGGAACTCGCCGGTCTGGATGCCCTGGGTCAGTGCGGTCATTGCTTCACTCCTGCTTTCATCGCGTTGATCTGTGCCCACAGGGCGGTTGAATTCATTGGCGCGTCCGCGCCGGCCGGTGCGGTCTTCGGCGCACTGCGCGGTGCGGTGTCGACGAACGTGTCCTCGTCGGCCGCGGCCAGCGTGGCGAGCAGCGCGGCGCGGGCCTCGGCGACCGACTTGCGGGCGCGAATCAGCGACGGCGCCATGTCGGCCTTGCCGGCGAGCGCGCAGAACGAACGGATGTCACGCGCCGCGGCGACGGCGGCCGTCAGTGAGTCGGCGTCGGCGATCGCCGCGTCGGTGCTGAACGCCGCTTGGAACTCGGCCAGCCCGGCGGCGTCGAGCGCCGCGGCAATCTGCTCGGGCAGACTCGGCAGCTCGACGACGGGCGCCGGCGCGGCAGCCTTGAAGGCGACGGCACGCACCGCCTCAGGCACGTGGTCGATGTCGAACTTGGCCGTGGCCTCGATCGCCGGCACCACTTCGTCGCACAGGCCGTACTCGAGGCACTCGGCCGCGGTCAGGTACGACTCGGCCGCGAGGATGTCCTTCAGCGCCTGTTCGTCTCCCTTGAAACGCTTGGCGTAGGTAGCGGTGAGGGACGCGCCGATCTTGTCGAGCACGTCGGCCATCTCGCGCATGTCCTCGGCATTGCCGTAAACCCCGTTGATCGGGTTGTGCAGGAACATGAACGTGTTGTCGGGCATCACGACCTTGGAGCCGACCATCGCGAGGTAGCTGGCCGCGCTGGCGGCGACGCCGAGCACGTGGACTTCGATCGTCTTGCCGGTCATCGCCAGGGCGTTGAACATCGTCACGGCGTCGAACACGCTGCCGCCCGGCGAATTGATGTACAGCTTGATCGTCGGCGCGGTGATCGCCTTGACCTCGCGAACGAAGTCCTTGGCCTGCACGCCCCAGAAGCCGATCTCGTCGAACACCGACAATTCGGCGACGGCGTCGGACACGGCTTTGATCGAGTACCAGTTTTTCATACTGCCCCGATTCTGGGGACAAGTTTGAAGAAGAGTCTGCGGTGTTATTTCGTTTTAACGCAGCAGGAACAGCAGCACGTCATCGTCGGTGTCGCGACGGCGGCGACGCTTCGGCGGCTGGCGACGGTTGCGGTGCCCGGTCGCGCTCCCGCCCGCCGTCCATATCGGCGGCGGGCCTCCCGTCACGACCGGCGGCCCCCACAGTTGGCCGGCGAACAAACGGCCGGCGAACAGCCGTTTGCCGCGGTAGTTCATGCGCCGTTCAGCGTGACGGCGTCGCGGTTCCCGAACGCGTCGAAGGTCACGGTCAGGCGCGGGGTCGTGCCGTCGCGGCCGTAGTAGACCTCAGGGCCGTCGGCTCCGACGCCGGAACTCTTGCCGGCCAGCGCGGCGAGCATGATGCGTTGGAAGCGCTCGGCGGTGACGCCGCCCTCGAGGACGTACTTCCACACGGCCTCGGCGATCTCTGCGGCCGACGCGCCCGTGCCGCCTCCCCCGTAGACGGTGTACTCCCCGCCGAGGTCTTGCTGCGTGCTGCCCGACATCAACCACACGGCAGCCAGGTCCTGCTCGACGGGGGTCGCGAAGGCGTAGGCCGCCGCGAGGTCCTGCGCCGCGGCGTTGATGACCGTGTAGGCCGCCGCGAGGTCCTGCGCTGCGGAGTTGACGACCGCGTAGTTGGCGCTCAGGTCTTGGGCCGCCGCATTGACGATCGCGTAGCTGGCCGCGAGGTCCTGCGCGGCGCTGCCGACGACGGTGTACGCGCCGCCGAGGTCTTGGGCCGCAGCGTTGATGACCGCATAGGCGCCGCCGAGGTCCTGCGCAACCGCGTTGACGACCCCGTAGGCCGCCGCGAGGTCTTGGGTTGCGGCGTTGATGATGTCGTACGCGCCCGGCAAGTCGCTCGACACGTTGCCAGGTGTGAGGATGTCGTACGCACCCCCGAGGTCCTGCGTGACCGTGCCGGCGATGCCGTAGGCGCCTCCAAGGTCCTGCGCGACCGTGCCGGCCACGTCGTACGCACCCCCGAGGTCCTGCTGGGCGCTGACGACGATGGCGTAGCTGGCGCCGAGGTCTTGGGTGACGGCGTTGATGACCGCGTAGCTGGCGCCGAGGTCTTGGGCGACGGCGTTGACGGCCGCGTAGCTGGCGCCGAGGTCCTGCTGGGCGCTGACGATGATCGCGTAGCTGGCGCCGAGGTCTTGGGCGACGGCGTTGACGACCGCGTAGCTGGCG